TGGAACGCGGAGCGTACCTCGGAGGCGCCGCTGCTGACGAACCGGTAGACGATATCAGACAACGGCTACAGGCTCCCCAAGCGAACGGCTTCGCCTTCGAACGCGTATTCGAGTTCCGTTGCAGCCTCCGCAGCGCGCTCGTCGATCCGCATCAACCCGCGGTTGTTGACGTAGCTCGCGTAGTCCATGCGTGCGGCTAGCTCGACCACGGCCTCGTCACCGCTCTCTTCCACGGCGCTTGCGTAGGTGCTTGCCTCAAGGAACCCCGTGCGGTTTTGGTACGCATGATCCCGGGCCTCTTGGTCGGCAGCGCGATCGAGCGTCGCCTTCATGACCTGCGGCACACGGTCCAGTGAACGCGTCGCTTCTCGCGTCAACGCGTGCACCTCGGTTAGGTCGAGTTCAACCAGCATTGGGCTGGGACTCGGGCTCAGGAGCGACCGGCGGGTAGGCCTTGAGCGCAAGCAACACGAACGCGCTCTGCAACATCTCGCGCGGGTAGCGGGTCAACAGCGCCTCGGGTAGGCCGTCTTCGCGCTGTGCCTCTCGCACGCACTCTTCGGCGATGACTTGCACCATCGCATCCGTGAGGGCGGTAGGAGCGGGCGCCAACGATGCACGCACGCTGCCCACGAGGTTCAGGAGCACGCCAAGCCGATCGGTGTCGATGTTCTCGACCATCCACTTGGGGCCAGGGAACGCCGGGTAGCCGGTCGGCTTCCACGAACCATCGTCCTGGAGCTCCAGCTCGCGGCAGAACTCGAACGCGATGAAGGCGGTGCGAGCGTCCTGGAGTAGCTCATCGTCGTTCTTGGCCGACTCGCACCCCGTGGTCATCTCCTGGACGTAGCGGTGCGCTCCGACCCAAGCGCGGTCTTGCTCGAACTTGGTCGGAACGCGGATCCCAAGCTTCGGGATCGGCTTCTCAGCAAGGCCCCAGAAGCCAAAGACGTCCATCGGCACAACCTTGCGGTTATCGTTGAGATCTTTGACTGCCTGCGCGAACGCGGTGAGCTTTTCTTGTTCAGCCATTCAGCTACTTCGAAACTTGTTTGCGACCTTGTTGGCCGCTCGATACGCCATCAACTGCCCATCAGTGAGTTGCGATAGTGGGCACCCAAAGAATCGCTCGGGCTCTTCGCCATGCTGCCCAACGCAGCCACCGAGCACCATCGTCGTCGACAGGTTCGACACGTGCTCCGCGCCTTTGCGTAGAACCTTGTCCCAAGCGTCTACGTTCGAGCCTGCGTATTGCGGACCGATGATTGCGAGCGCGCTGGTGACGATTCCTACGAGCTCTTCCACGTGCTCGTCCATCAGCTCGCCCACAGCCTCAACGCTCTGGAAGGCCCGCTCTTGGCCCACGTAGAGCGATGCCTGCACGAGGGCGGCCATGCTGGACCGCCAGCGCATCATGTCGAACGAAAACGCCTCTGCGACGTCGATAGCCGTGCCGTATTCGGCAGCGGTCAGAGCAACAACGCGCAGAGGCACATTCGGAGCGAACGATGCCCTATGGTCGACTTCCAGCGCTGGGCGAGGGCGCTGGATCAGGAGGCGAAAGAGACGCTGCGGAGAGACGTCCTTAGGCGGAATCGCCGTGATCATTCACGGGCTACTGCCAGTCGCCAGGTCCGCCGTGGAATTCGACGTCATTCTGAACCGACTTACCGACACCCGCCTCGATCTTCGGCTTGCGGAACGAGCCCTCAGAGGTGAGCGACTTGCCAGTGGAAGCGCTCTGAAGTCGTAGTTTGTGCTTCGACTTTCGAAGTGCCGCGCCCCAAAAGTCGAACTCGAATCCAGTGCTGGGCACTGCGTTTTTCAGAGAGACTACGACCTTCTTGGGGCTCGGCGTTTCACCGGCAAAGCCTTTAACGATCGTCATGACGTCTTGATCGTCACCTTCAAGCGAGATCGAGAGCTCCTGATTTTCGGCCAGAAGTTGACCGTCTACGGACACGTAGAACTGGTCGTAAAGCGTTACTGAAGCCATAAGCTATCCACCCGCCGATAGCCGGCGGCTCAAAGTAAGTAGTTGTTGCGCCAACGACCTAGAACTGGGCCGGGCTCGTGTCGGAGATCTTCATGTCGAAGTGGTTGTTGTGCTCAACAGGCTCGAAATTGGCAGCGCAGTACAAGCCGCCAGAAACCTTCGTCACAACAACTGACTGTTTCATCGCGTCAGCCTTCGACGGGTTCAGAATCGGACCCTTGTAGAGGCCGAGCGGGTTTGCGCTCGTGAGGTCGTCAATCACGCTGACAACCAACGCCTTAAGCGAGCTTGGGTACATCACGCCTGGAAGCGGCTTCTCGTTGGCGCCTAGCTCGTCAGCGATGAACGGCTGCTTTTCCGAAGCGTACCGAGACTTGACGACACTCCACGCGAAGTCGTCCGCGCTAGGGATGTGACCCTCGCGGCACTTGTAGTCGCTCTGCCCCAGCGAATCCAAGCTGCGACTCGTGATGCTGTGGACCAAGTACGAAGCGCCATTCGCGCGGAACGCGATCGGGCAGACGCCGTTGTTTTGGTCTGCAATGATCTCGTCCGTAGTCGGCCGGTCGCTCTTGTCGTACGGATCTGGAATCTGGTAGACCTGCGAGTCACTATTGGTCCAGCCGTTGATGTTGGCCGATGGGTGCGCGATCTCGGCCTGGCGCTGAACTGCGGCGTTGTGCGCTGCCAACATCCCAGGCGTCCAGTCGTTGTTTTCCGCTCGGAAGAACTTGGCGCGAGCGCTGTTGGCCGCTGAGCTGGTAGCAACCGCTGCAGCCTGCGCTTGCGTACCAACGAGACCGAAAAACACCTGCTGGCCCTTGCCGTTCGTCGCATTGGCCTGCGTGGTGATCATGGTGATGTGCTCACCGATCCCGTTGTCCGTCGCAGTGACAGACGACGTCGAGTGCTTCGGGCTAACCTGATAGTAGTACTCGCCAGCTGACGCAGCGAGCGCGAGCGCAGCCGTAAAGTCGTCGGTCCCTGAACCGTTGGTGACCGAGCTCTTCGAGTACGTGGTGCCAACGCTGTCACGAGCCTGGACGCGAACGCGAGACAGGACGAACGTGCCACGGTCGCCAACGTTCGCGGCCGTAAGCGTTGCAATGTGGTCGTTGGATGGCGACCCTTGCGAAGCCGTAAACGGCCAGGTGCCACCTTCAGCGTTGTTGATGGCTGCTACGAGTGCGGCGCACTGGGTAATCGCGGTGTCACCTGTGCGAACGGTAAAGCTCGTTTGATACCCACCCCAGAAGACATCAACCGTCGTGTCGGCCGTGGCAGTCGTTGCGAGCGTGAACGTGCACGTTGCAGCAGTGCCGCCCGAAGCGTCGGTAACCGCGATCCCGTAGATCGTCGCGCTGGTATCAACTGCGATGTACTTGCGGTACATCTGATACCATTCGGACCGCTTACCGAACCGCGATCGAGCGTCGGCATCGCCCTGGACCGGCAACCCAAGCGTGTCGGCAGTCTCGCTGCCTGCGCTGGTCTTGTTGCCAAAGATAAGGACGAAGCGCTCGGTGCCAGCGCCCGTATTGGGCCCAACGCCAAAGACGATCTCGCGACGAACAGACGGCGTTGCGTCGTTCGGGTTAACGCCAGTCAACGGCATTACTCAGCCCCCTTGGCAGCAGCCTTAGAGGGCTTTGCGGCCATCGCAGGATGCGAGTGAGCGCAGGCGTGATCCTTGGCCACGCACTCGCCCACGAGCTCGAGTTCACCGGCTTTGATGGCAGCGCGAAGAGCAGGCGATTCCTGCATCAGCTCTTCAACGTCTTCAAAGCGATCGACGAGATCGAGGTTGGGAATCGGTTCCGGCGTAGCGATAAGCCGCTTGCCCGCATAGCGTCGCGGGTTCGCCCCATGGGCGTGCGGGTTCGAGACAAGCACTCCAGGCTTGCCCTTTACCTTCAGGAAACGAGGCATGAGTCTCCGACCGCCCGCGAGAGCGGACGCAAGAAAGGAAGCTAAGAAAGGTAAGTGTTACAGAAGTGTTGAGCTCGAACGATGGAGCCAGTTGGTCCCATCGAACTGCAACACTGCATGAGCTTTGGTGGATGCGGGGAACTCGACAAGAGTCGAAGGCTCGCCAACACCATTTAGGATCGTGTACGCAAAGGCCTCGACGTCGTGCCGAGTTACTTCGATCGTGTCGCCCGCTGCGGCGCCTTCGGTGGACAAGATGAGCGAGCGGTCGTTTGTTAGCGTTGAGGCTGGCAGAACGAACCAGGAGCCATCAGCGACTCCAAGCGTCGCGTCAGCATCGCCAAGATCATCGCCACGATCATCGAAGCGGACCTGGATCCAGCAACCGGTCAGCCCACCGGTCGAGCCGAGCACGGTCACATGGTTGACGGTCGAACCATTGAGCGGGGCCCAGCGGTACAGAAACGGCCGGTCCAGAGGCACGCCGTAGCGCACTTCCTCGGGCCCGGGCGAGCCCTCCATTTCCGCGATCGAGCCGTAAATTGTGGCGGTCCGTCGCTCAGCAGTCGTCAAGGCTCACCGTCGTCAAAAGGAAGAATGCCGCCGCCGATCTCGATCGGGTCGTTCGTGTCTGGCCCGGTCGTCACCGTCATCACGATGTCGGGCGTGCGGTCGAGGTACGTGAGGTCGTCGTGGAGGACCTTTTCGACGACGTGGACCGTGCCAAGTAGCACGGGAAACCCGGTGACCTCGTAGCCGCTCGCATTGCCACCTGTGGCGCCCTTTGGAACGTTTGGCACTACGGCGTAGAAGTCGGGGTAACCGCCCGTGTACTCCCATCCAAGCGCACCTGCGGGGGCTAGGGAGCGATGGATCGGCGTGCCGAACGCGTCGCCGTTGTACCCGTACTCAGGATGCCGACCACGAGCCGACGCTTTGGTCAGAATGGCGTCGACAACAGCGGGGAGGCCGCTGAAGCCCAGCGCCCCCTTGGGCCGCGTTTCGCGACCAGCGACGTACATCAAGCGTAGGTCACGCTCACGCTTGTCATAGACCGTCGAGTACTCGCCGACCTTGCTGCGACCGTCTCGAGGCCACCAAACGTAGAGCGCTGGGATCTTGAGCGGGTCACGAACCCAGTGCGCTTGCGGATCGACGTAGAAGACGTTGGCAGACGGCAGCGGATCTGGGATCGCTCCGTCGCCAGTTCCTGGCCGTAGTTGCGCAAGCTTCGTGTTGAGCTCGTGGCGGATCCAGAACGCGAAGTAATCGGCCAAGCCAACAACAACCGGGTCGAGTACCGAATGCTCAGCGCTCGTCGTGTCCAGCGGGAGCACGAGCCCGCCGACGTTGGACGTGGCCATCAGTACGGCACCGAAAGGTCCAAGCCCTCCAAGCTGAGCCCATACGAGTAAGCTCGCTCGGTGTGGATCTTGGTGATGGCGTAGGGCCGCTCTACACCGTCGTCGCCGATCGCCACGATGAACGATCGTTGGTTTGCGGCTAGTTCGGGCTGGAGATCGCTTGGTGCGTAGCCACCCACCGCACTCTTCGGCGTGATGTGTGTGACCTCGAGCCGGTTGACGCCTGCGTGCTCCACGTGCGGCCGCGGGAGGATCTCGGTGTCCACGTCCTCGTAAGTGCCGTTGCCGATCTCAGGACCGCTCCACGTGCGCACACGAACGAACAGCCGCGTGGTGTGGACCTCGAGGGTCGTG